CAAGATAGTAGTCTTACCTACAAAGCGTTGGTCTTTCGTGACCGCTTCTTCTGGTATGTTGTATATCTTAGACGCCATCTTTATATACACGTCTTCCTTATCGGTAAACGCTTGGACTAAATCATCTTGCCCTGCAAGCCACGCCAGTACACGCGCTTCGATCTGCGACGAGTCACAGTCAACCATCATGTACCCTTCGGGAGCAAGCATACTGTTCTTTAACTTCTTACCATTCACACCACGGCTAGGTAGATTCTGGATGTTGATCTTGTCATCGCCACCCCACCTACCAGTGTGTGCCGCGTAGTATCTTACAGGTACCGGGAGAAGTCCGCGTTTAGCTATACCTATAAACCTCTCAGTACGTGATTCCTCAAGCGTACTCTTGGTGCCTAGCCTAGCAGTTACGAGTGCTTGCACTCTAGGGTCAGAGTGGTTCTCCAATGCCTTGAACTGCTCGTCATTCTTAGCGAACGCGAACGTCTCTTTGTTAGTGGTAAGACTTATCTTTGTAGGGGGTATGACACCTAGCCCCTCAAGCAATTCGGCAAACTTAGGATTACTCATAAGTTCTTTCTTTGTAACACCAGAAGACGTTATCAAGTCTTCCTTTATCTGCTTGGTGTCTTCCAAGTGTTGCTCAAGTAGTCCTAAGTCCAACTCCAGTACAGGCTCCACGAACATGCGTAGCGTACAGTCTATAAGGCGTAACTCCCCCTTGGGGAACCCTCTGCCCATAACATTAAACAGCTTATAGGTTAACTCCACGTCATTGATGCAGTAGTCGCCGTACTTGTCTAACTCCGCATCAGTGAAGTCCAGTCTACGCTTACCTATAGCATCTAGTACTTCCGTCCCTTTAGCGCCGAGGCCGTATCTCTGCGTAAGCGCATGGAGAGAGCCGCCAACTTCAACACCGTGAAGAGCACGAGCAATACAAAGGGTGTCAGTAAGAACGCGAGGATGAACGTCAAATAACCAACTAAGAATAGCGCCATCAAACAAAGTGTTATGACATAGTAGTACAGATGAACCCCAATCGAATGTATGTAAGTATTCTTTAAGTTCTTCGTGCGTACCACTAGCCCATTCTGTAGCATTGTTATTTACCTTTACACCTACACCCACTACCTCAAAACGAGGATCACGTATGTAGGCTTCTGTTGTCATCTTACGGAGAGAGAAGTCCTTGTCATAATACGTTTCAAAGTCAACCGTTATCAAGTCCATCTTCATCCTCCTCTATGTCCACTACTTCCATGTCTGCCTTGTGTTCGGCTTCGGTGATATGCTTGGGGGCTTCCTTATCCCCAAACACCTTATCCCAGTTATCCCTGAACGTAGCGGCTGTAGGGCGCTGACGGCTACCCTTACTCATAGTCCATAACCTCTATTAACTTGTTTAGGTACCACTGCGCTTTCTGCAAGTCCTCTAACGGCTTGCCCTTCCGCTCGTACCTCCAAAGGTATTTCAGACAGGCACCCTTGCAGTACCCTTGGAATGCTTCGGCAGTCATGCTTGCTTCTATACCCTCAATACATTCGATATTGCCATAGGTATAGTGATTGGGGTGGTTGACCATATCATCGGACGTGTCGGCTATAGCCGTGCCCCAATGCTCTAGCCCAGTCTTTTCTAGGGCAGGGCCGAGTCCACGTAGCCTATCCCAATCGGCTGGTGTTGCGTCATTAATACTCATACTATCCTCCGAGGATTTGTTTAATATCGTTCATGTTGTCTTCATTAACTACGTACGCGATTCCGTACGCTTCGCTTATCTCTCTGAGATTCTTCTCCTGTAAAGCTGTTGGTGTGTTCTTACCCGCTTTACATTCGATCCCAAAGAACTTTCCGTTGTAGCAACCTACTATGTCAGGCACTCCGCTCTTACCGTATCCCCCAGTAGCAGGGAAAAAGTAGTAGCACCCTAACGCTTTCAGTTGCTCAACGATCTTCTTCTTAACCTTCCCTTCTGGCGTCATCGCCATAACCCTCTCCTTTTCGTCGAGAACTGGTATCAGTCCCTCTGTTATTTAAATACCCAAAACGTGTGCTCGTCGATACGCCTACCAATACCCTCTACAGGTTCGGTGGGCGGTGTAGGGTCACACATCATCAGCACCGAGAGCCTTTCTTCAAGCCACTCCGGTACATCTTCATCCAGATCATATAACCCCTCACACTCCGAGTCAACACAATTCATACCTAAACACGTTACCTCGATACTGTTAGTGTATCCCAGCGTAGAAACGCGGTAAGCGTTAGGCATCTCTGTCGGATCGTCCCATATTGTATCACTGTGTGACATAGAACAGAGCCTCACTGTGGCGATACCCAACCTGCGGTATGTAGTCTCCCACCCCACATATAGATAGAGTAGACAGCTTACCCAGCACGCCATCGGGTAAGTCACCGTAGTAAGTATCAAACTCCAACAGCCTAGTCCTCTCCATATTGTGCATATCCCCCACGGGACACACATCGAACGCTTGCTTGCCTAACCTCTCGTATACTCGTACAGCATACATAGGCATCTCTGCGTCAGCCTTGGATTGATCTTTCACCTCCTTGGCCACACGTAGAGACGTTAGGTTATCTGGCACAGTCTTATCCATGAACTCATGTCCAGAGTCCAACAGCATGTACATCTCATTGAGTATTGGAGTACACCTGTCTTCATTTGTCTTGTCCCACCTCGCACCGAGCAGTTGCGTCCACGCAGTGCCATGCTTAGTTTCAGTATCATCTACCGCGTGCATTAATGCACTCCTACACTTAGTCCTGCTGGCAAGCACTACCTCGCTGTGCGTACATCTGCGCAAGTACTTCTTTGCGTTCTGCTTGGCCTGTCCCTGTAGGGCAGTGATCTTTGTGCGGAACTCCGAAGAGTAGTTGCTGTGCTTGTTATTGGTTATGTCTCTACTGTACACACGGTACACCATCTTCTCGTTGGTATGACAGAACCCCACGTCTATCCAACCCATAGTGTATTCGTCCTCGGGGTAGTAAACGTGATACACCATGTCTCGACTATTGTCCTCGTTGTCAGGGCGTACCTCACAACCTCTGAAGGCTTTCTTTATCTCATTGATAAACCAATTCAACTCGTAACGGTTTGTCGCGTTACCTACGGGTGAAGGCAGGGCAATCTTCTGTACGTCAGCAACTGTATATAAACAGTACTTCCCCTCCTCGTTGTACGAATAATGTGATTCAGCCATGTTATTTCACCTCTCTGTATTCTTCAAACGACTCATTGAACTCGCCATAGTAGTTGATCCACGCGTTGAACTTGGTGCGGAACTTCTTAGGGTCACTTGTCAGGCTGACGTTTTTGTCAGAAAACCCAGACCAGTATCTGTTACCCATGCTATCTGCTAACTCACACAGGAACGCGTGTACCATAGTGGTACGTTGCTCGTGTTGATCGTCCATTAGCATGTCTCTAAACGTGTAACCCTTGACTGCACTAGCGCCCCGCGTTGCCTCGCGGTTTGAGTCCCAGTCCATAGTGCCCTCAAGTATCGGGGTCATAGTCCACGCCCAGTGCAAGTACTCGTCGATAGCTTTCTTGTACGGTGCCTTGGCTTCCTTGTTAACACGTACTCGTATGACGGGTACAGGGTGCGGATCGGTCGTCAACCCCCATGCCCATGCCCCGTTGTGTCGGTGCCCTGCGACTGAATTCTGTTTACCGTTGGTAAACGCTACGGGCTTATCAACACCCTTGGGTAGGTAGTAGCGGCTCCCGTCATAATGTATGTACTGCTTGCCGCTATCCACAATGAATCTCATGCTCGTAGGCGTACACCGCGCAAGGAACGAGTACCTGCCATTGTGTGCGCCGTCACCACACTCGTTACGGAATTGCACTGTGTCAGTGCCATCGGCATTGCGAGTCCAGACCACTGCTGGGGTGGCGGAGGCATAGTTCACTTGAATACCGTAATCTGATAACACGTACTGGTGTGGGGACACCTTAATGATGCACTCCCACTTACGTCTGCGATCCCCGAGAGGCACTATGTTAGTACCCCTGATTGGTTTGGTGTTGTTATACAAATGTTCCACGTGCGTGAAACTGTCTAGCCCATAATTATACATAGCCATAATATTGCTCCGAGTTGTTTTGTTATAACACGTGTTATAACTTTTAGTTAGTTACCATTTGATTTACTACTAGGTATGCAAAAAGTACACACAGCGCGAGTACTCTATACCCGTAGTCTTCTTTCTTTTTATCGTCCATACCTTACCCCTGTTGTATGCGTTGCCACGCACGTTGCACTGTCCCCACGTCATTGCGGTCATAGTCACTGTCCACTGGTGTATCCCTAACGTGGTCATAGTAGAACTCCAACGCCTCGTCTATAGTGTTGACAGCATCTGCCCACTCCATACGTAACTCCTCCGCAGTTGACCGGAGGCAATCTTTTGAGGCTTGTTTGTAATTGTTATCGCTCATATCAATCTCCTGTTTAACCATTCACCTGATAACTTCTCTGCATGTGTATCGAAAGAACTCTTCAATGGGCGATCTGCTGACCTGTTGATAGCCTTGCCCTCGTAGTCATAGTTCTGATACATAGGGCGCAGATGCGAGTTATACACCTCAAACACTCTGTGTAGCCTAGTAGACATAGAACTTGGTTTGATGTTCGCAACCTTCGCGTAGTCCCTCGCGGAGTACATGTGTCCTGTTGTTAACTCAGGGTGCGAACCCATAAACTTTATCAACCTTGCTGTCATAGCATATCCCTCGACTTGATGTGTACTGCCTTACCCTCATCGGGCACTGCGCTCTTGTTGTCCAGTATCGCCCAGAGTACGGGACAAGTCCAATCACCCCATCCAGAGTACAAGTCGCCATCGGTCAGAACGATACACGCTTGAGGCTTGATACCCTCGGCGGCCATGTACTGCGTGACGCAGTTGACATCGGTACCCCCACCACCCATAGGCTTGGTAGACTTGACCAGATTGTCTAACTCGTGCATGCCGTATGCCTCGTCACCCACAACACTGCTACCCCAGTACAGTAGGCGTAGCTTGTCAGGTTTGACTGTGTCGCATACACCCTTGACCTCAGACAGGAACGCTGTCAACTCTCGTTGTCCGACAGAGCCTGACGTGTCAATGGCAATGACCAACTCATCCACCTTCTCACTGATACCGCTAGGCATGATGATACCCTGACTCATCAACCTGCGATTGGGTCGAGCGTATGTAGAGTAGTCGCTACCTGCACACGTGTTCTGTATGAACTCACGCAACACCTCACGCCAATCAATCTGTGGCTGTAGTAACTCGTCGAGATCGCGGTTGCCTGTACCACCCATCTTACCTGCGGCCATAGCACCCTGACGTATAGCCTCGTCAATGTCACGCGCCAACTCACGCTTGTCCTCGTCGGATAGAGACTGCGCACCCTCCCAGTCGTGCTCGTCAAGTCCTGCGCTACCACCACCACCACCGGGAGAGCTGGAAGGTTCACCATCACCCCCTGACTCGTCATCCTGTGAGCCATCACCCTGATCGTCTTGCGACTGCTCGTCCTGCTCCTTGCGTAGGATGTTGAACACCTGTGCGCTGTCCATACCACGGAACCGCTCATCGACTAGCCCACCCTCGGGTAGTTCAGCGAACCCATCTTGCCTGTTGTCATCGACGATCTTGATGTTGATAACGTAGTCACACGCGCAGTTAGCTAGATGCGGATCAATCTCATACATCCACTTCCATATCTCAAGGTGGCGGTGTAGCTTGTGCCCCTCGTCCTCGTGCAGTACTAGCCCACGCAATTCGGCATCGGTCAGTCCATCAACGAATGCACGTCCGTACTTCACATCACGCCCGTTGGTACAGGCTGTCGGTACATCGTCCTCGATAGTTTTCTCACCGATCATCAACACACCTGCTAGTGCTGTGTATCTCGGGTGTCCCATGATGGCAACGACTGCTTTAGACAGTCGCTCCTCCGCAGTAAGTTGTTTACCTATAGTCAACATAGTATCTCTCCTATACCTTGTCACTTGCGAACATGTAGTTGTTCTGCATAGCCCACGCGGTGAACTCCTTGCTCTGCATCACAACATCGCGGTGCGCATACGAGTTAGCACGTATGCCATTGGCGAACAGACCTTGCGCCTCCTTGTCGAGACGTTGCATGTACGTCACCCACGCATCGACCCAGTCACGTTGCATCGCACCCATAGCACGGAACACTGTCATGCACACGGCTGATGCTGACTCGGGTACTTTGGCATTGAGCGGGTCGTCCTTGATAGACTGTAGGCTCGGTAGTTGGTCGGCCAGCTTCACAAACGCCATCATATCCATAGCGCCACGATCACCGATAGTACCCATAAGTAAAGCTGTCAGGGTGTGATCGTCATACTGATCGCGTAACTTGAGTACGTCACTCGCGGCCTCCAATGATCTTGGGGTGATAAACGCGGCACGCGACTGCTTGGGGTGGAAGATGTACGGGTTGTCATCGGGGTTCTTCACGTCCTCGAAGCCTTGCAACACCTGCGGGAACTCGCGCACGAAACCTAGCACACTGTGATCGACACCGTTGCTGATACCCCAGTCGATAAACTCGTCACTGGTAGACTTGCGTGCTGTGACAACTGTGATGCGATTACGTGAGTGTGGTGGTAGCAAATCGCCCACACCCTCTGCACCTAGATTGGTAGTAGCAAACACAATGCTACCCTCTGGTAACTTCTTATTACCTACCTTATGCTCTAACATAGTAATGTTTAGGGCATTCTTGACTGATGGATTCGCCTTACCTAACTCATCAATGTTGATTATTAGTGGCTTGCCGTGATGTATACCGAACTCCTCATTGGGTAGGTATGTCACGTATCCCTCATCGGTATTGAGTGACGGTATGCTGATGTCACCCAAGTCCTTTGTCGTACAGTCAAAGTAACATGGCACGTGGTCAGGGAATCTATCTGCTAACGTCTTGAGCAGTGATGACTTACCGTTACCCATGTGACCCTGTACGAGTATGGTGCGTTGGTGGCCAACAGTAGCGATAGCGTTGGCGATTTGGTCTAGCGATAATGCGTACATAGCTTGTGTATTCATAATGGTATTGCTCCAATTGTTTTGTATACATATGTATACATTTAGTTTAGTTACAGCGTTTCAACAATGCGGCCATCAACGGCCACGATTTTGTAATACGACACGCGGGGCGTACGTAGCGTGCGTAGGTTCTTGTAGTGCTTGGTGCGCTTGTAGTTGCGCACACGTAGCACCGTTTGACCGTCAAGGTTTCCCAGTATTTGACGGTCGTTTGAGTCATAGGCTTCAACGTAATACATTATTCTACCTCCCATAACTCATCGTCAGTAACGTGTTCAGCTACATACGATAAGTCCATGTTGCCTCCCTCGGTGAACAGCTTGACGCTACCGTCCTCGTTCAGTAACTCGTTACCGTCCTCGTCTACTTTGTAGAACTGTATGTCCCACACTGCGATTGAATATTTTTTATCCATGATTACATCCCCAATGATGGTA